ATATTGTATATAAATTTTTTAGATAACATAAAAAAAGGCGGAGTGACCGCCCTTAAAAATTATTAGATTCCCGATGTCAGGGAGATGATTAGAACGGCATATCGTCAGGATCAACACCTTCCCCCATATCCTCAAACGATTGAGGCTCTTGATGATTGCCTTCTTTTTTGCCACCTAGCATTTGCAAGTTTTCAACAACGATAAGGATTCTGGAATTCTTTTTCCCGTCTTTCTCCCATCGATCTTGTTTTAACCTTCCTTCGATGCAAACTTGAGAACCTTTTGAACAATATTTAGATACAATCTCGGAAAGTTTCCCCCAGATTTGACAATCAAAATAGTTGGTCTCTTCTTTGCTCTCACCGTTTGATTTATACTTTCTGCCATTTGCGATTGAGACAAGGGAAAGTTGATTCCCATTTACAGTTTTCATTTCTGGGTCTCTCGTTAGACGACCGACTAATATAACTTTATTTAGATCCATTTTGTTTTTACTCCTTAAAACTTAATGCAAGTTGTTTTCGGATCGTCTCTGCAATAGAGCAATCCTGATTTTCCAGATTCTTTTCCTTCAATTTTTCGAGCAAATCTTCAGTTATTCCGAACTGAATTGTAGTGTAGATTCTATAGTAATCTTTAATTTTAAACCCTAGTCTAACCATAGCCTTGCGAAACAACCCATAATCTAATTTTCTATCTTCACAAAATTCTTTGATTGATAGAGTATGATTTTTATTTCTAGCTTCCAAAAAATCATCTACAAGAGTCTGATATTTCTTAGATTTTTTAACTAGTTTATTCTCCATTTATTTCACGCAAAATTTCCTTGTTATTTTTCGGTCTTCGATTTGTAATGCGAAGCAAAAAAATACCATAGCCGATTGTAAAAATGAATAGAAAGATTATTCCAAAAGTTGTCATTTTATTTTCTCCAGTTGTTTTTTTATCACGTTCAAGTTGAATTTTCTATACAATTTAATTGCCGTCAACCTTTCCACTGAACCAGCTTTGAAGATTTTAATTTCCTGCTCTGAAATCTTAATCGTTCCAGGGTAGGGAGCCTGTGCAATCCATACAATTTGATTTTTCAAATTCTCTTTGAAAAGCTGAGGCTCAGGAATCAAAGATAAAATTTCTTTGTCGTTCATGCGTAAGAATCCCCACCGTGTAACGGTTTTTTGTAAATTTGTTTCCGATAGTCTCTTTCTTTTTTCTCTTCGTCAATCAAATCTGCATTCCAAGTATTTGTTGCGATTTTAAAACCAGGCTTATTTTCAGCAAGTTTACTTAAACATGTATGACGAGTTTCAAGAATTGCACAAACTTCATTAGATGTATATGTTCTCACTAAATTCCTCCAATTGTTTTTTTCTTTCTTTCTTTAGAATAATTTATTGCCTTTAATAAAGTTTCATTCAATTCAGAACTTCCACTGCTGACAAACTCATTAATGGCGTCCTGTAGCTTATGCAACTCCTGCTCAATGATTGATCTTGCAATAGTAGCGCTGTGCAAAGCAGAACCCAGATAACTTTCTTCGGTCATAATTCCCTCTTGGTCTCAGTTGAGAACCAAACTTTGTTTCTACGTTGATCTATTGCAATAATAGCTTGCCGCATTACCTCAAAAAAAGAGTCATCCTTAGACTCTTGTTTTCGTTCCACTTGGTCAAGAAATCGCTTGCTAGGCGTTCCCTCCCAATTCGATTCACCAGATTTCCTAATAGCTGAAATCATTCTGTTTCACTCCATCCATTTTGTATTTTTTTAACCTCATCGAACATTGATCTGATTCTATTATATTCTCCCATTATTTCTCTACGTTTTATTTCGTTGAACATCAATTTTACCACATAACTATCACTATACACTTGAAACTCCTCTACAATGTGGCGGTCTTTATCTGACAAACGATAACCAACAGCACTAAGCATATCAATCTTAAATTCATCCTGAATCTCATTCCAAAAATCTATGCGTTTTTTAATTTCATCTTGTCCTGAAATCATTGTGGTAGTCCCTCCTGATTTTCAGATTCAATACAATCTGCAAAAATATCAGATAAACAATCAATCTCAAAAATTGGATGATTGGGACCAACTTGTTTCCGTTCCTCTGCAATCCCGTCGATATGTATCCAACTTCCCTGTTCATCTAACAATTTGACATGAACCATAAATTCATATTCTCCAAATTTTTTGAGATATACACTTAAGCCTTTTCCATTTGACTCTACGATTTTTTTTCTAAACTCTAGACCATTTATTTTTTGACCCTTTTGCGATTCATAGTAACGGTTTAGCACATTTAGAATTCTAATAAATCTTTCTAGATGTTCCTGTGGAATTGTTTTCCATTCTGTTTGATGTTTCATTTTTTGCTCCTTTTAAAAATAAGCCTTTTTGACTCTTGCTTAGGAGTAGAGGCGAATCATAGATGAAGATGATTCCAGTTGATCCGCCTACTTTGTTAGTGAGTTAGTCTTCACATTCACAATCTGCATAAACACATTCATCAATAATATTGTATGAGATGTCTCCACCATTTTTACGGACTAGGTTTGCATATTTTTTTGAGCATTCTAGCAAAATTAAATCACCGTCAAATTTTCCCATAGTCGAGAATTCTTGGTTCAGTTCATTTATTTCTGCGTTAGATTCTTCATTTGTCCATTTTTTTGCTACAATTTTAACTCCTCTTATTGTAGGAGCTACTCCAAAACATGTATGTCCTAGTTGGATTATTGCAAATTCTCTTTTAGTTTTGTTGTTCATCTTTTTTGTACCTCAGACCGTCGGGATCTTGCGTCCCTAGGTTTCGCCTCTACAGGCTCGTCAGTGAGCAGTGATATTCAGATCAAATCCATTTGCATTTTTTTGTAAATGCTTCAAACCTTGTTCAGACAAATAAACAGAGAAAGAATTGAATTTCATCCCATCCCAACTATCATAATCCCATCTAGGTTTTTTAGAGATATTTTTAACCCCTATCATATGCTGTTCAACTGAGCCAATTATTCCTAGCAGTTCCAAGGCAGTTGGAATATCATAATTGCTTTCAATTGTAACCTTTTTAAAATCTTTTTCTTCAGTTTTAGTGTTCATCTTTTTTGTACCTCAGACCGTCGGGATCTTGAGTCCCTAGGTTTCGCCATTCTCGGCTCGTCAGTGAGATTTATTTAAATCCGTATTTTTGCATCAATTTTATGCTCTTTCAAGAATCCATCAGTCCATGATTTAAAAACTAAATCTAATCTTGGGATTGCGTTATCTTGATCCATATTTTCACCAAAAATCATGGACATTAGGTTTTTATCTTGCACAGGAATACATTTTTTATTTTCATGGAATGCCTTTATTCCCAATTCGTAAGCCGCTTTTCTTGTTTTGTTTTTTTTGTTCATCTCAATTACCTCTATCTACATACTAATTTCATAGTATTTTTTGTAAACAAATTTTTATCTAAATTCTGTATATTTTTTAAAAATATATAAATAAAATATAAGAAATTTAGAGAAAATCAGTGTAGAGTAGTATTCTATTTTTTACTATTTTTGATTGATTTTGAGGTGTTTTTAGAGGTAAATTATGTCTGTTATTGCTAGAATCGACTGTTTGAATCAATCTAGCAATTTTGAGGGATTAAATTGGTGAGCCAAAAAGTTTCCGAAACTTAAAAGCAACATACCACACAAACGCTAATGTCAAAATTGACAACACCCACAGGATTGTAGATTTAATTGCATCTACAAGATTTACTTTCCATGAGTTGCGTTCAATGTTAGCTTTTAAATCTTCGTTTTTTTGCATTATTGAAGTTACGATTTCTTTGTCGTTTTCCACGATTTTGGAAATGATTTTGTTTTTTACTTCGGCACTTATGCTAGGATCTTTATTGATTGATTCGATAAGATCAAAACTCGGACTCTCCTGCAAAGATGAACAACTTAGCAGTAGTAAGATTATGAAACTAGTTAGATGATATTTCTTCATTTTGGTTTCCTCCTTTTCTAAAAAATCCATGAATGAATTCTTTTAATGTTGGAATGAATGCAAGCATTCCAGTAATGATTATTGTATGCCAGACAGTTACCTGAATTGATACCTCCCCCTTATCTGAATATTTTCTATAGAGAATAATGTCTTTATAAGATTCTGATGGGAATAATACCATCAATATAACACCGATTACAAAAACAATTCCACCAATCAAACGCCATACATTTGATTCCCTAAAAAAACTTCTACTTGTTTGTTTGTCTATGTTCATACAAAATTTTCCCCCAGTCTTTTCTATCTTGCCCGTTGTAATTTAACCCCATGAATAAAGATAGCTCTCGAGATTCAATGTAAAGTCTAACAAATGATTTTTGATTTGATTTTTCAGCAAGCCCAACAAATTCATTGTTCCATATTGGATCTTTCCAAAGTAATTTTGGAACAGTGCATAAGGCAGAACTTTTTCCAACAACTCTCAAATCATGAGCAGCATGGAGATTACCTCCAGTTGCTTCTCCTAATAGTCGTTCTTCCCAAATTCCGTTATTGTTTTTGTCTCTATAAACTCTAACATTCCCAATCTGTACAAATGCTTTTTTGCCCTTGTGAATCCCTAATCTAATTCTTGTAATGCCAGGAAGAACATAACCAGCACCATCTACATGCAAGGGATGATCTATAAAGTATTGTCCTGAATCGACTGTTCCATCATAAGTTTTAAAATATCCGTCTTTGTTAAATACACAAATTGTGTCATTCCACTCATTCGTTTTATTCTCGTTGAACACAAATTGATTATCTCGAATCAATGCTCCTCTTATGCAAATAAAACCCATCTCCTCATAATGAAGATTGTAGATTTCTTTTCCAAAGTCCTTAATGATTTGTTCTGTTTTCATATTTCCTCTTTTAGCATTGCAGCTATTACATGCGAGTGCCTTGATATAACATTATACATTTGTTCAGTTTCAACTTCTTTAAGCTCTCGATTAAAAAAAGCTGAAACAATTATTTCTTCTATTCCATTCGATTTAACGCAAACCTGTATAAAAGATTCAATACTATTTCTTTCAAATTCTCTTTTCCAAGATGATTCTTCGGACATGTCCGATACATTATTCCAATACTTTCCATACTGTATGGTCGGAGCAATCCAATCAGGAGCCATACTGATAAGTATGTTTGTAAATTTTACATAAGCATTATAAAAATTTCGATGTCCATGACTCGCATAGTTATGTGATTGAGTGAATTTTAAAACTGAATTTCCGTTGTTATACTTTCCACCATTGTGCAACTGAAAGACACAAACTAAATCAGCAGATAAAGCCTGACTTGCAAGTGCTAATTCAGAGTAAACTACCCAACTTTTTTCAACTTCTTTAGACGGGGAAACTGGTTTTTCCTGAATTTGCAATTTTCCAAACTCAAATTTGTATTTAAACCTTGCTAATACATAGACGAAACCAAAACTAATTAGGAAAACAATCCCACTCAAACAAATTGCAAATAGTGGGAAGCCAACCAAGACAACAAAGTAAAGATTTTCTTTTATGATTTGAGTTAGGTCAATTGTCACAAGGATACCCCACATTGTGTTAGTATTTTATTTTTAAGATTCGTATAGATAGGCTCTTTGTAATGGATTTGATCTGTCATTAAGCTATCAGGTGCAAGATCATTTTCTCCAACTCCGAATAATGCGACCATATCAATATAACAATCTGAAATATTCCTAACGAGTGTATTGACTTGGTTTTTCTTTTGGTTCCCTTCGACTAATTTAATCGGATGAATTCCAACTAATATGACTTTTGCGTCCCATCTTTCCTTTGATTTATTGATTATTTTTTGGATCGTATTTTTAGAAACTTCAGGAGGGACACCTCGAAGGACTCCATTACCGTCTGCACTTGCAATTATTACATTTTTTGGATTGCACCTAATGAATTGCATTTGCAATAGCATGTCGCAAGCAGTATTCCCACCTATCCCATAATTGTTTGTTTTATTTGGATCATAGAAATTTGCAACTTGCCTTCCGATGTCCATTGTAGAATTGCCTATAATTATGTTTTCGCAAGTTGTAGGATAGCCTGAAAAAAGATTAGTCGCATAATGCACGCCTAGCGGTGATATGCTCCCATATTCTCGAATGCAAATGTCATCTACATTATAGTACAATGCGGTCAACGCAAGAATCCAATCTTGTTTGGTTGGATGAGGTTCTTGTTTTTGACAATTTGAAAATGTTAGAAGAAAGATTAGAAATATTTTTTTAATCATGATTCAATCCCATTTATTTCAGCTCGCCAAGCTGCCCTATTATTTTTCCAAAGCGTTTGATCTTGGCTAGTCATTGATTCATATTTGTCAATCGTCATTCTCCAATCGCTAGAACTAAGCAAATTTTTTAATTCTGTTATTCTAACTTTTTCATCTCTAAGAGTAACATAAGTAGAATAGTAATCTTCTATCTCTTGTAAAGTTGGTTTTTTTGTATCCGATAACCAAACAAGCCCATCATATGAGTCACCGTTAAGAGACCATGTTTCACCAGGTCTAAGATAAGTTAGTATATTTGCTATATCCATTGTTATGCTCCTACTTCCATTAGGATGATGCTCGATGTTGTTCGAGGACGGGAGGCTGCGTCAGCGTCGTCACCAGTCCTATTCACATGATGCGTAGCTACTCCATCTGGTGCAATTTGTATCTTATACGTTAATGCGGCTACACTTGATGGAGTGTCCACGCCGTTAAGAGAAGTTGTTGAAATTTGAAGTGTTGTACCAGAATTGCCATAATAAGCCGCCGATGTCATTCTTGTTCTGCTCCCAGCACTATCACTAATCAGAATTGGAGTCGAATCTCGCATAATTCTAAAATAAACTATAGAATCTCCACTACCCCCGCTGGAAACTGACGCGAGAATTAGTATTTTACTAGTTACACTTTTAGGAGTTATGGTTGCACTGAGATAAGGTATATCAACAAAAACACCAACAGAGCCAGAGTGACTGAATGTATCTGTTTTAGTTATAGGTACAACTTGTAGAATTTTGCCTACGTTCCCAAATTCATAATTTCCTGAATTCTTAACTAATGCTTGCCCATCGCTTCCACCTAATGAGTCAAGGTAAGACTCCACATCTAATGGAGGGGTAAAATCATAACCTCCTGAAATCTTGGATAACATATCCCCATCACTGCCTCCTAACGAGTCTAAATATGCTTCAACGCCCGAATCTGGAGTGTCAAAAATATACCCACTTGGATCTTTCGTTAAAACGTCACCATTACTCCCACCTAATGCGTCTAAATATGCCTCAACGTCTGCACTTGGTGGAGTTTCCATGTCATATCCACTTATGGTTTTTGTCAAAACTTGCCCTGATGCACCACCTAATGAGTCCAAATATGCTTCTGAAATTCCATCTACATAATCTTTGCGAGTTAGATGGCTTGCATCTGTTGGAGTCGCTGAACCAGTCACGAATCTTGACCCTGTTATGTCATTGTCACTTGTTACAGTAATTCCTGTTATCTCAGTTGAAGGAGTAGCTGTTCCGAGTTTAATCAATCTATTTGCAGTATGAGACCCTGGAATATTTAGCTTGTTATTTAGCAACCATTCAAGAGCTTTTTGAACTGTTCGATTTCCTAAAGATAAAATTGTACTCCAGATAGATGTCGAGACTCCAACCAATGAAGCTCCAAGCGTTCCGTCATTAGATGCTAAATTGGAATAAATATCAAGCTCAGTGTCTGGAGTTATTACGGCATTTCCGATTGTCATATCTTCAGTTAGTACAATTTCTCCAGCCCATTCTGTAATCACTGTCACAACTAATCCAAGTGTTCTTGTTACTTCAATGTCATAAGATAAAATCGTTGATCTATCTACTTGTATTGTCTGAGATTCAGCAGGTGTAAGATTTACCCTAACTTTAGATAGTGCCCAATCATTGCCAGTATCACTTGATAAGATTTGCTTATTGATTACGGTCTTTCCGTCTGTGCTTCTGTTCGCTGCGATTCTGATAGATATTGAATCATAATCCACCGGATCAATATCTGAAATTGTAAAATCATAGCTTGTGGAATCACCTCTGTAAAGAGATAGATTTTTTTGTAAAGGTTGGCTCATGTAATTACTAATTGACCTCGCTGTATTGTAGTAGTCGTAAAATTATAGTTGTTAGGATCACCAAGATCACCTTGATTTATTTCAACATCGTATTCAAAAATTCCACTTTTTAAATTTGTAACAGATGCTGGAAATGTTATCTGAATTCCTTCCTCATCAATTACTACAGTTGCATCTATAGACTGTTTTGTTTGGCGATTTCTAGCGGTACAAAAAACCTGAAAATCAAGATATGCACCAAGTATTTTTTCAAAAACCCAATCAGTTGAACGATTGAAATTGTAGTTTCTGATTTCCATCATATCAACTTAAACCCTATTAGTTCGTATGACACTGGTAGGGATAATGCAACAATATCAACGCTAGTTGATGTTAGCCCAAAATACAAAGGATCGCCATTTACATTTGTAATGTTGCCTGATACAGATAACAAACCTACACCTTTAACAATAAAGAACCAAGTCCCAGCTGATGGGATTGACACAACTTCTGCAAATGGACTTACTGGAGTTGTTCCTGATGCGATCCATGTAGGGTTTGCAATTCCTGATATTTGAGAAAATATAACAAGATCAGATGGATTAACTCCTGCTATAGAATTAATGCCCTTGAACCCACCTAAATCTAAATCACCAGTCATTGCCAATGATCCGTCTTTGTTAAATTTTTCAGCTAGAACAGAATCTAAAATGAATTTTTGATTTGCAACATTGTTCAGTCCACCTAATCCAAAGTATCTTTGTATTCGATAGAATTTTCCAACATTTGCAGGGTTTAAATAGAATCTTCCAGTGTTCAAAAATGCAAGAGGATTTCTAATGTCAACGAAGTATTCTGTTAGTCCTGGGTTGAACCCGACTGCTGGTGTAACTTGTGTCAAAGGTGATCCGATTGGAACATTACTTGAATCAACTTCATAGAGTATGATTCCTGAATTTGCAAGAGAATTTCTTTCTGGCATTTCATTGGGAGAGAATCCAACTTTTCCGCCTAATCCTGGAATTAGAATTGCTTCATGCACTTCTCCATTATCGACTCCATCACTGCCTAGAATCTCTTGTGGAATGAATGCTAAATCAATAGCATCATATCGTAAATCTATATCTTTTAGTCCTATTGGTATGCTCATGATTCTCTTATCATCATCCTTTGTAATTCAATTTGTGCTTTAACGCCTGCCATAAGTTCAGCATAACCGCCATTTCTTTTTTGGTCTCCGAATGTCAGAGTCGCCCACTTCTCATGAGGTTGCAAGTGCAATTCTAATTCATCCAATTTCATGGAATAATGTTTGGCTCCATATTGGTAGACAGTCGCATAATCTAAATATGTTATTTGAGTTCCACAGTTCAAAATCTCAAATCCTAACTTATCTATTTTGCTTCCAGCATATCCAGAGATGTCTAAAGGAATTGGTTCAAACCTAGAAAGCCCTTTTAATTTTAGATCATAAGTTTTTTCATTCCAAGCTAAATTTCCAATTCCAATTCTTATTTCAATTTCCTCCGTATTGTTAATGAATAATAAAAGTTTCTGAGCACCTGTTATTCTGAAGTTTAATCCACTCCTAACATGAGTTTCACCAATTGAAGCCGATGTTAATTCTAGCTTGTGAGAATTTGCACCATTCACAAGAACCGTATTAGATAGACTAGCCGTTATATTTGCATCAGTTGCCCAGCTTGTCAAAGAATCAAAATCAGCAAGGTCAAAAGTATAAAATCCAGATTGCGAAACATATCCATAGAATCCAAAATCATACCAACGGTAAGGCATTTTTTCAGCCTTCCCTTTTACTACTGGTTGTTTAAGAATTGTTAGTAGTGCCTCAGCATAGGCTTGACCAGTCGCATCACTTACATAAGCTGGAACATCTTCTGTATAATCGAATGCCCCTTCCTTTGCAATTGAGGTTGCATCACTCGCTAGACCTGCAATAACAGAACCTCTACGCCTTCCAGATTTTGCATCAGACCTATAAACTGTTACTGTATTTGCCTGGATTTCATTGTCAGTTTCCAAGGTCGCGGAAGGGAAAGAATAGCCAGCATGGAATTTTTCGATTTGTTCATCTGAAATTTTTGTTAGAAAAAATGATCCTTGTCCATCAATTCCAAAATAGTACTGCTCCTCGCATATCTCACGAATGATCTTCATAAACCTTGGGAAGTCTGTCCCTGCCCAATTGATTTCACCAGCCGTTAGTATTCCACTTGTTTCTTCAATCTTAGATTCTATATAGTTAGGGTTCCCACCAGATCCAAAATTGCTAGAAAGAATTTGCTTTACCAAATCAGAAACTAAAGTTGAATTCGTCCACTCAGTAGGAAGTATTTCAACTATTCCAGTGATTGCGGTTGATGTGATTCCAGAAGGATTTAGAACTGTTATCGTATTAGTAGTGTTAGAAGTTATTTCAAATACACCATTATTTTTATCTTCGATATTGTCCGAGATAACAACCTTTAACCCAACCAATGAGCTAGAAATAAAAGGAGTTCCAGGAAAGGTCAAGGTGTTTGAACTGCCTGATTGAGATGTTGATTGTATTATATGCCTATCTGAATTTACGATTTTCTTTTTTTCAATTTTTTTATGATAGCCGAAACCTTCAAAGACAAGCCTTTCATCTTCTCCCTCATTAGGTGTTTTTGTAATGTACCCCTTGAATCTAACAACGTTTCCAATTCTGATAGAAAATTCTGTATTCTTAACCAATGGGAAGTTAGGCATTCTATTCAATTCAAAATTAAAAGCGTATGGCATCCCTTGGACGAACTTCAAGTAAATTGATGTAAAAATTGTATTCGGAACCGAGAAAGGGAGAAACTCAAATAATGATCCGTTCGCCAAACCTACTGAAAGTGAATCATCTTCATTCTCACCTGGTACAATTATACTATAGTCAAGAGCAGTGATTCCACGAGACAAGATAACATTTCCAAAGGTCGATATTCCGAAACCGTTTGCATATGTTTCTCCATAAGTACTCATATAACAGTGTTTACCTTAAATGTATAATCAATTTGGACTTGCTTCCCTTCAGGACATTCATAAGTAATTTTGTTTGACCCTGGAAGTAATGGAAAATAATTTCCAGCTATGATAGAATTTGAAATAAATTGATCTTCTAATTTAATCGAACCCTCAAAGCAATCTAAAGTAATTTTTTTATTTTGAGAAAATCCTGTTGGGGTTATAATTATATTTTGTCTAAATGTTCCATTTTCATTCAACAAGGCAAACTCTACATTATCACCAACTGATAAATTAGTGATCTCAAAAATTGCTCCTGATTCCACAGAATCATCTCTAATATCAATCGTAAAAGATTCTCCATTGTCTAGGATAACGCTTGATAATTCATCTGATATTGATTCCCAAAAAGCATCCTCCATTGTCAATGTAAGTCTTGAATCTAAACCTAACGAAGCCTCATTCCCTGGAATAAATGCCTCTTGTAAATCTGAGATTGAAACCTTGCATCTTTTTTTCCGTTCAACCGAATAAAGATAGAAAGGAGCATTCAACTGATTATACAAAAATGCTGCTATGCGGTTGATCGTGTAATAGTAGTCTTCAATTGAAGTGCTTACATTATTGAACATCAAAGTAATTTCTTTTGATCCTTGCTTGAATGTCCCTCTTGATATAGACCCGAATTGATTCTGCTTTGCATACATTCTTTTTTCTGGTTTGAATGACAAAGGCTCTCTCCTAACATTATTTGATGATAGAGAAAGAACCTCACCAATTGAATTTTCAATATAATAAGTTATCATAAAAATGCCGCCTGAGCGTTCCTTGTTTCTCGGTACAAAATAGTCATTGTTTCTCTTGCCAAATCCTGAGCGTTAGTTTGTTCGTAGATATTAAAAACTGGGTTGAAATTCATCCCATTTGATCCTTCTCTTTGTGATGATACTGCGTTCACAACTTCATCAAAGTTTTTTGCAGGTGCAACTAACTCACCAGGCATAAGCATCGCAGGGACAGAATCGCGTCCTGATATTCCACCAGTTACAATACCACCTTTTGCAAATGCCTCAGCAGGAGGTGGAGGATATTGAGCCTGTGATGCGGCGGCAATTCCCATTCCAGCAGCACTAATCGCAGCAGGGATATACCCTAACAATGGCAACGTCCAAGGGAGCATTGACATAGCAGCAGCAGTGATCTGCATCACCATCATTGCACCAGCAACTTTCGCTTTTGCAATGTTAGCTTGCTTCTCGATTTGGAAAGCATTCATTCCAAGAACCCATTGGATTCTTGCATTATCACGGGCTATCTTTTTCTTAGCGTCTTCAGCTTCTTTTTGTTTGGCTTCTTTTTGTGCTTCAATTTCTGCTAGACGATTGGCGAGTGTTTCCTCTTTGGAAACTTGTCCTTGTTTGTGTGCTTCGTCTTCTGCACTCATTCGGTCATTGAGAGCCAAAATCTCGGATTCTGTTAATTCATTATATCTTACTCTAAGGTCTTCTAATGTTAGAAGATGATCTTCTTCTAATCTTTCCTTGTTTTGTGCCTCAGCAGTTTGTGAAAATGTTTCTTCATCACGTCTAAGCAAATCATCTTGATATTTTTGTTGGAGTCTAGCAGCTTCAAGCTGGTATTCAGCCTCAATCCTTTTTCGTATAGCTTCGATTTCATCGTCTTGCATAGCCTTACGTTTAAGTTGATATTCTTGTTCAATTCTAATAAGGTCTTCTTTTTGTTTCTCTAAAGCTTCAACTTCTTTATTTAGATTATCAGTGAATTCTTTTGTTTGTTGGTCGATTGCTCGTGTAGCAAATCCAGACCAAAAATCAAGTTGTTGAGTTTTAGTTTGTAGCTTGGCTCTTGCTAGAGCAGCCTTATTTTCCAAGGTAGCAATCGCAACCTCAACACCTTTGGAAATAAATGCCAATGCTCCCTGCATTGCTCCGCCTAATCCAGTAGTAAGAAACGATTCAAATTCTGGGAATGCTTTTGCAGCAGATTGTTTTAACCCTTCAAACATTCCAGTGTCAACGGTTGGCTTTACTTTAACTTCAATTTCTTTTTTGTCTTCTTCTTTTGTTACTTTTCTTTTTGTTCCACCACCAACGGCAGGAGTAGTTTTGATTGTGTTTTTTTGTTTCTCTAATTCTTTGCTTGCTTTCTCAATTTGCTTTGCATACTCAGCAGCATTTCCAGTGGTTACATTTTGCAATAAAACAAGCTGTGGGTAAGCCTCCCTTAATTTTCTCAACGAATCATTATATCCATTCGCCATATTTGTGCCATCAAATTTAGCTGCCTGTTTAAGCTGTATTAGTATATTAGGAAGATGATCTTTATCAACCTTAGAAACATCTTTAAGCCAATCTGAGGCTATTGATTTTTGAGTCTCAGCTTTCATTTCATCCATCTTTGCTTGCAAGGTTGTCATGATTCCAATCAATGCGACAACCGCCAAGAATGCAACCCCTGCTGGTCCAAATGCAAGTGAGATTTTTCCACCTGCACTTGTAGCCGCAAGACCCAGTTTTTCTAACATTGGAAGAAGTGTCATTATTGCCATTTTAATTCCAGCACCGCCTATCAATATCGCAACGAATGCAGCGGCAGCAGTAGTCATCATTGCAATCCCTTTAAACACCGCTGGATTTTTTTCCCTAAAGCCTATCATAGCAGTAATTAGATTATTGAAGGCATCAACTGAGACTCCGACTGGTCCAGCCAATCCATCTAGTCCAAATGCTTTTTGGAGTTCTGCGACATTCCCTTCAAGAGTAGATAATTTTCCAGGCAATGTTTTGGATTGTTCTTCCATCATCCCAAAAAACTTTCCGCCTTCGCTAGTTGCATTTTTAAAAGTTTGCTCGACCATTTCGAAAGATATGTTTCCATCTTCCATATCCTTTTTCAGATCCTTCATTGATCTTCCAGTTTCTTTTGAGATTTCTGCTAATGGGTTAAATCCTGCATTGATAAGCTGTAAAAGGTCTTGACCCATTAGGCGACCAGAGCTTTTAATCTGTCCATAAATTACAGATAATTCAGTAAGATCTTTCCCTGTTCCTGCGGCAATATTACCTAGCATGGTGACAGTTTTATTCAAATCTTTTGCTTCAACATTGAATGCAAGTAAGGCTTTTCCAGATTTAAAAATTTGTTCTGGTGTATAATGAGTTTTAATTGATAGCTGGTTTAGATCGTTTAGTACTTCTTTGTAATCACCAGCCGAGCCGATCATAACTCTAAAGCTAGTTTCTATTTGCTGAAATTTCCCAGCCTCAGTGACCATTGATTTAAGCCCACCTACAATAGCACCAGCGGAGAATACAGCTCCGATTCCAACTAAGGCTTGAGCTAGTGAATCAGCTGGTTTTTTTGTATTTCTTAAGCTGTCTTCAATGCCTTTAATTCTTTTGTCAACATCCGTAAAAGATTTCTCAATCGTCTTGCCTTTATTAGTTGATAGTCCAGCAATTTCTCTTAGAGCCTTCTCATATTGAGAAGTATCTAGGATCATTGACCCATAAATTGAGCCTACACTTGCACCGCTACTCATTGTCTGCCTCCGCGAAGGAGCATAAATTGTAGTTTAATGCTAGGTGGTTTTTCTTGAGGAATCGGTTCTTTAGTTTCGTCATCGTCTTCAAATTCCCCTCTTATTTCAGAAGCTCTTCTTGAAAGAGCATCTATCGTATTTTTAACACCTTGCAAATCTTCTTTTGACTTACAAAGCCTTGCGACTATCTCATAATGTCTAAGGTCTTCCTCAATTCTAAGTAGTTCTAAAATTCTCCTTTTGTATGTTAGCTTATATACATTCCAAGAATTTATTTCTTCCTCTGAGTACCCTTGCTTTTTGAAGACCTCAATTTCTCTTTGCCATGCGATTTCACGCTCTGCAATTTTTTTTTTGATTCTTCTCGTTTGTCAGTCATTCCGAAAGAAGCTCTTTTAATAGCACCGTAAAAAGCCTCATTAGAATCACCCCTAACGGAATCAATAATCGTTTCATAATTCTCACAGCTAGGAATCATCAATCTAAGATAATCAGCATTGCATTTATTTATTAAAGACTGAGTTTGCTTGTAATCAATAAAGATTTTATTTTGTTCTTCTGTTAGATCGCCAATATTTATATCTTTTGTGGTCTCATACAATTCTAACACTTGCTTAGTCAAAGGTTGAATATCCTTAACAAGTTTTACAATTCTGTCTTCCATTTCAGCTAACTTAATTGCTCGAAAAGTTGAAGTTGCATCGTTGATAGGAAGAACGGCAATCTTCTTGCCGCCCTCCCAAATCTCTACCTCATAAGCATTGGAAATAAAATTCATACTTTACCATTTCTGTACAAATTTTCTGCCTCTTGAAGTGTATTCGCAAAACCTAACCAACGGCTTTCACCTTTAGTTGTTTTTTTGAACACTGTGAAACCTGCTCTTGTCTCACATTCTCGAATTGCCTTAGCTGGAATTTCTTCCTTCTTCGCTGTTGGTTGTGGTGTTGATTGTTTAATTTCTTCCATTGATTTACTCCTTAATCAAAAACCATTTGGTCTAGGTTAGTTGCCCAGAATTGAGGCTTGCCATTTACTTGATAGCTTGAATCTTCATAAATCATTCCAGACAATTCAATCTCTTGTTGATCTGAACTGTTTTTAGTTGATTTAATATTTACTGAAAATTGGACTTTGAAAATATCCAAACGATCTTCTGGAGCAACTGAAATTGCGGAGGCTTCCCCACCAGTGTAGTCAATCACTGCACATCTAATCGCATTGTCCAAAAATGAAAAACCGTTTCGAGTTCCCATTGAAGTAGCAAGAATTTTTCCATGAGAATCTTTTGTTACATTCAAAGATCCCTTGAAAAGTTCCTTCAATGTTTCCATGTCTACCTCAAACAAAGGTACTACGATTTTCGGAGCAATCCCTGTTGAGAAAGTGTTCTCAGCCATTTCGCCTCTGTCAGATGATTTGGTATCGACCGTTGATTCTTCAGTTGTTATCTGAATTCCACTTGGACCAGTCTTTCCTACCCATTTCGCTTTGAATAGCTTGAAGTTCGTCAAAGCTGGGACAGTTACAACTAGCAAAGTGTCGATGTCTGTAGGGTCAGAAATCACAATTGATGTAGCACTTGTGATTGTGTGGACATAAGCGACAATAGGCGAAGTCGTCCCAATCTCGATCAAATCACCTACAGTTAATTCAGTATCGAATGCTGTTCCTGTTCCTGTAATAGTAGAGGTAGCAGTTGCTGCAAGAGTTCCTGTTAGGTTTGTCTGAGGTTCAACATTTATAAAAAACGCTGCTGGGTTGATTTTGCCACCACGTTTTGAAAAAAACTGGTAGCCGTTGTTAGTCTTAATTACTTGAATTGCCATTTAAAATTCCTCCTGGATCTGCATTGAAAAGTTAATTGAATACTGTTCATTACCATCACCTTGATTTCCGATATAAATAGGATCTGATAATGCTGTTGATTTTGCGATCATAATTGACCGTAGTGCGACATCTGTTAGGACGTCAAGAGGTAAATCTAACCTCTTATACACAAGATCATTATAGTAGTCAAACACCAATCTTGCGATTTTGTCTGCTTCCCTAATGTCTGTATTCTGGATAATGAATTGCTGATTTCCAACTGATTGAGGGATGTAAAATTTAGATTGATTCCCCTGAAATGGCATGACCATAATAAATGAATCAACCTGCCCTTTTAGTCCAATCATTTGAATTGTATCCTTAACAGAATCAAAGTATGGGTCTAGAATCATGGATTCAAAAATGTAGTTTTCGTATCCAACTTTCATAAATATAATTTCCTGCTAACTTTTTGGAAAAACTCTGCAAACAAATCTCTGTATTTTGTTGCTTGAGATTCTAATTTTGAAGATAAAAACTTATAGCCTACTCCGCCTTTTCTTTCTGACCATTCACCAGGATTGAAGGGGTTCTCATGTAACCTAGCAGAATATTTCATTACGTTACCGATTCTCAGTTCTATTTTTTCCATCCCTGAAATGTTAGGTACATCAATTTCATTCGCATTCAATACCTTTTTAGAATTGATTCCAATCTCTCCGCCTGTTGGTTTTTTGCCGTTAAATTTTACAGGTCTTTTTGTTGTTAGCCAATAGAATCCAGCAGTCAAAAATCCATCTAGCAAAGGTGATTTATTTGGAAGCTTTACGACATCGACTATAATTCTAGGAGCTAATTGTTCCAATGCCTTTTTGGTCATATCTGGGAACTCATTAGCATAAGTTTGTATTGATTTATTGAATGCTGTTGCATTTAGTTTAAGACCCATTAAACTCTCACCTCATAGTGATGCAAGGCGTTGTCAATGTCCCTAACAGGATAAATACTAAGGATTGAAAAGTCTTTTCCATTGTATCGGAGGAAATCAGTTGCTAGAATATCAGTTTCTGGAGGCAAGAATATTTTCCATTCTGCGAAAACTTGAGCACCTTGACCATTTTGTCTAGAGTATTCAGAAGGTTGGATTCTAATCGGGAATAATTCTTCAATGCCAGGTTGACTAATTTTCCTACCTGCCCTATCATAAGAATATCTAACTTTGTATAGATTAGGCAGCAATGTATTTCGCTCCTGTTATCTCAGCGTATTCTCTTTCAGTCAATGGGAATACAAGTAATCTATGCTTGCAATTTGGATGATACAATGGGCGGCTTTCATCTGTTAAAAGTAAAATTTGCGTTCCTTGATATGTTTTTCCTACAAGTTTTGGATCTTGTGTAAGATATTTCCCCTCGAAAGGTTTGCAGATTTCTGAAGTAGTGTTATGGCTTGTTACTTCATATAACTCAGCACCGATCCTTTGCCCTGTCTCGATAGATGCTTGAACCTGTGAATCACCTACTCTTGTCCTTGCTACCATTGAAGTATAGTAATCAAGAGAATAAGTATAAGGTATCCGATTGCCAGCACCGT